ATATATGGAATGGGAACCGTATCTCCAGCCGCGTTTTTGGCATAGCCCCATACGTCGATGAACGTCTCGATCCCAGCTACCCCGTGAGCGGTTTGGAGCAGAGAGGGACCACCCCCAGCATTCGGGTAAGCCGCGATGGCGATTACCTTCTGGTAGATTTTTCGGCCATTCGTCCAAGCCAATCCGGTGTCGGTCTCGCTGGTGGAGTAGTCGGTGTAAGCATCCTTGCCGGTGAACCCCTTCCCCCCGGCGGCCGGAGAGATGAATTCCAAACCATCGGCTCCTGCGTTGACAGCGAGGATCTTGCCCTCCTGCCCCACGTAGCTGGAGGGAGTGTCGGACAGCCCAAGGAACGAGGTCACTCCCACCAAGATCCAATCCGTTCCATCGGAGATGTAGAGGTCGTTTGTGTCTTCCGCGACCGCCAGGCAATCCTCATAGGCACTTGCGTCCGGCAGGGATGCAAAATCAGCATACCTCGCCAGAGGCAACGGAGTGTCGAAGACAAGATCGAATTTGTCCTCGATCGCGGTGTCCCAGCTTTCCAACCCATGATCAATGGAAATGGCGTCTGGATCGGGTCGGGCCATTAGAGCCTCGCAATTTCTAGGGTTACCGAGTCGCTGTCCAGGCCCCCTCTGACCATGGTCAGCCGTGCTTTCAAGGAAGAGGGCTCAGACGTGAAGTCCGAGACCATGTTAGCGTTGGAGTAGGAGTAAGTCAAGTCGGTCGTCAAGACGGTCCGCTTCACTTCGTCAAGGGCATTCAGGATCTCCAGGCGGAACTCTCCATCCACGGCAGACTCTCCGCAGATCGCCCCGTAGCCCTGCATCCCTGCCCCAGAGCGAGGCGTCAAGGAGCTGAGGTATTCCCAGTTGAAGGCCAAGTCGTTCCCCGTCTTGAACCCGGCCAAGCAGGAGAACGGGGCCGACAGGCGGAGGTTCGCCGGAGCCATTGGGCGGACACCCTTACCGTAGAGAGTCCGGTTGTCCGGGTCGACCACGTCCGCACTCACCCCGGCCGGCACGGACTTGAGGTAGAGGTCCGCGCCCACGCTCAGGAGGAGGTCGGAGAGCTGGTTCAGGTTGTCCCTGAGGAAGAGGTAGACTTGCGTGCTCCCCGCGTGTGCGGCCTTGCGGGTGTCGAACCGCGCGCGGATCAGCCCGTCGATGCGGTAGGTGGTTCCACTGATTGCCGTGATCTTTTTGAAGAAGCAGATCTCGTCCCCGATGAGGGCGACCTGTCGGCCGGCTCGCCAGTTGTAATCGTCTCCCGTGAGGTCTTCCACGGCGTCCAGGATGTCCGGGCCCTGGATCGTGAACGTCGGCCCCTCATCCACCTCCGAAGGGTCGTCCGCCGCCAGAGCGTCGATCAGCGTTCCGCCAGAGTGCACCTCGTAGTCCGAGGAGTTGTAGGTGTAAGTCAGGTCGTCCAGGGAGAGGTAGATGTCCGAAGAGTTCGCGGCCTGGTTCGCCCGGATGCGGGGGACCCCGATATACTGGTTCCCCTTCCCGGACAGGTGCTCGGGGATCTCGAAGATGCGGAAGGCCAAGTCCTCTTCAGGGCTCTCGGCCGGAGAAGGTAGCGCTCCTTGTCCCGCACGGAAGGTGCTCACGGGTGTGCCGAAGATGTCCGTGATGCACTCCACCTTGACAGTTCCCTCGTCTCCCTGGAACTCGACCCCGGTCACCCGGAGGAGCTCGTCGAACCCTTCCACGAGTAGCACATCACCAGGAAGCAACTCCCTGGCCGACCTGTTCATGTTGAATGTGAACGCGGATCCCCCGGCCAGCTCTTCCTGGCTACGGCGCTCGGCCACAATGGCTGCAGGGTCTATGTGATCGACGATTGTGAGCTTGACTTCCTGCGCTTTCTGATACTCCAGGTAGCCCGCCTGTCCGTCATCGTCGATCGCAATGGTCGACGTCCGATAGTTCATCTGCCGATCAGGGAATGCAAAGATAAGACGGTTCGGGCGTTGATCCGCGTGCAGAGTCTCGATCTGGGGGAGAGGCTCGAGGATCAGGTCGTCCGAGATCTCCTGCACCTCAGTTGGCGAGGTCTCCTCCGGATCGCGGATCAGGCGGAACCGGTGCTTGCCAGTAGCGGTGTCCCAGATGATTGCCAGGCCCAAGTCCTGCATGGCCGCACCGAGGAGAGCCTCGATCTCTTCTCCTTCAGTGGCGAGCCAGCTCGTGAAGAGGCGTTGCCCGATGTCCGGGTCGAAGTAGGATCCAACCTCCTCCAGGGAGTCCAGGTCCCATTCGCTCTGGTCCAGCCCCAATCCGTAAGGCCAGGACGAGAACAGCATCTCAGCGATCGCATGCGCTGGATTGACCCCGAAGTCTGGGGTTCGGTAATACCAGGCCTCGATCTGCCCATCAGCTTCAACGGTGGTTACATCTTGCTCAAGGTAGACTCTCGTGGTCCCCTCATAGTCCTCGGAGCGCAAGACGATGTAGTCTCCGTCCGGGATCCCGGAGTTGTCCTTGATCCGAAGAACTTGTCCGGCCGGAAACCACCAGGTCTGATTCTTTTCGACCACCAGAGCTGGAGAGTGATCCTCCTCGTCCCAAGAGGCATGGTGCTCTACGTATTCCGAAGCCTTGGCCAGGGCGTAAGTGCCATCGGCCATTCCGTTGCCACTCAACTCGATCTCACCCTTGCGGATGTATTCAGACCAGTTGCCACCGACCGCAATGTAGCCAGTCCCCTCAACCCCATCAGAGTAGCTCACGATGGGGATGTTGAAGTAGTGGTCGACCCTGGTGCCGTCTGGGGAGAAATAGTGGTAGTGTTTACGGACGTGGCCAGCAGCGTCGGCCCCGGACACGCCTCCTGCCGGGAAGATCTTGGTGATGTTGTAGGTCCCTGGAGCGAGCCGTTCAGCCTCATTGAAAGTCCATTCCCCAGAGAGGACGGCAGAGCCGGACCTGATCCTTCGGATCGTTCTGACACCTGCTTCCTGAATATCGTGGTCGGTGTCTGTCTGAAAATATTCAGGGTTTGTAACAATTAGGGGATCGAGAATATAGTGCCCGATTGTGGGATCTCCAGGAATAACTCTCCAAATATTCCGTGCCGGATGGGTAATGACCACGGGGGTCATCAAATCGGCCACCCCCACTTCACTCTCAGGAACGATCCCACTGTAGGTGCCACCAGGAGGAGGGGATCCTACGGTTTTGGGATAAACCCGTATGGCGTTAATTGGACGGACTCCAAGGATGTCCCATGTATATCCAGTGTCGATGGTCCACGTCGCCGGGCAATAGCCTTCCGAATCCTCCAGCAGGGTCGAGCGCGGCTTGACGTTGATCACGTATTCGAGCTGGGGCCACTGGGGGCTGGGGCCGAGGCGCTTTCTCCACCAGACGACATAGCAGAGGCCGGCCCACCGGCTGGAAATCCCGACGCGAGCGGCGTCTCCCAGGAACGTGTTGACGGGCTGATCCTCTTCCCCCCAGTAGATATAGAAGGATCCCTCGCGGTCCGCGAGCTCGACCAGGGACCCACTCGGATGGGACGTGCGAGAGATGGGGCCTTCGAAGATCACCGCGCCGTTCTGTCGGATCTGATAGAGCTCGTCCACGGGTCCGATGCAGATCTGGTGCCAGCCGGCCTCATAGAAGACCTTGGTCTTCGAATCGCTGACCCCTCCAATACCTTTCCCCCCGTCCTTCAGCTTCTCCTTCTTCGAGTTCCTCTGGCCGGCCCAGGCGAAGACAGGGGCGATGACCCGCTGCCCGAGGAGCCACGGGACGTAGCTGCCCCTGGTGGTCAACGTTGTCGGCTTGTCGTCAAGGGGACTCTTGACCTTCTTCTTCAAGAGCATGCCGGCGAGGAGGGAGATGCCAATGCTGATGGCCATCATACCAAGTTCGACCACACAGATCATCTCTGCCTCCCCCAGGCGCTCTTGTCCTTGCGGTAGATGCCGAAGATCTTTTGATGCCCCTCCACGAAACCAATGCCTGTCCGAGCCACCCCAGATGGCGCCGCATGGAAGAGCACATTTGGCTGGCAGCCCACGATCATTGCGTGACCAGGGCCACCATGGGCCGGCCCAATGATCAGCACGTCCCCGGGCTGGATCGAGGTCACCTTCCGGGCCGGCTGATAAGCAGCGAGGATCTGGTGCATGGCCGCCATGGCGCCCTCCCGGTTGTGGAGGGAGGCATCTGCCGGGATGTTGGCCAAGGGGATCCGGTCGAGCCCCTCCAGCTCGCGGAAGACCTCACAGACAAACCGGACGCAGTCAACCCCGACCCCCTTACAGGCCTGGCCTGCCGCGTAGGGCGTCCCTTCCCACGATAGGAGCACGCTCCGAAGTGCCCCGAGTGCTGGCTCCCCCAGGTCGATCCATCGCAAGGAGGGCACGTAATGGCGTCTCATGCCCCGTCCTCCAGGAGCGGCGTGTAGGCCGGAATGGAGTAGCCGATGCCGAAGAAGTCATCCTCGGCGGAGTAGCGGCGACGACAGGTCTCGATGGACTTGTCGCACCCGGACTCAGCGATGATCCCCTCCCCGACCCACTCCGAAGGTGCCTGGCGGGTCAGCAAGAACTGAGTGGGTTCCGCGAGTCTCCAGTCCCGGATGCTCAACCTCAGGCTGTCGAAGACCAAGTAGCCCCGGTGGAAGTGCCGATCCTCCAGGCTGGTTGTGTCCAGGCTGGCCACGGTCAGGATTCGGCCGGTGACGCTGACGACTTCCAAGCCGGTCTTCTGGACCCGGGTGGCATGACAGAGCCCCACCCCAAGTGTCCGCAGGCATTGTTCGTTCGCTGGGAGGCCCATGGGCACCTTGAGCCGGCACTTCCGGAGCTGTGACCGGATCTCCACCTGATTCCTCTGGCCATTGGGGTGACGCAGAGTAGACGTCACTGGGCCCTTGAATGCCTGCAGGAGGGTGGCTTCGTCCGTGCCATCGACCGGGTCGATGGTCTCCCAGACTTCGACGTAGCACGGGGAGTGGGCGACTCCACTGGACAGCCGGTCGGTGAAGGTGTCCCGGGGGAGAACGATGGCGAGCTCCTCGTCGTCAAGGGTCCCGGTGTTCTTCGGCAGGGTGACCGTCATGGCGGGCGTCGAGGCGAACGTAGGTGTGCCGGCGATCGAGCGGGTCCAGTTCGTGTAGGCTTTGGTGCTGGCGTCACCATAGGTGAATCGAACCAGCATGTAGGTGTCTTTGCTGTGCTGGTCGATCGCCCTCGCCATTAGATGTCCTCCTCAAGCAGCTCGATGGTCTCGAGCCCCACCCTCAATACCTCGGAGCTGATCCACTCCTCCCCGAGGGCATCCGTGTTGAACCGGGTCAATCTGGCCCGCGCCACGGAAACGATCTGCTCACTCGGCATGTCCGGGCTGACGGAAATTCTCCAGTAGGAAGTATAGTCCGCCAGGGTCAGCACTTCCCGCACATGGACCTTTCCATTTACGTCCCTGATGCCCAAAAAGTCAAAGGAATCTTCGAAATCTTCGAAGTCTCCCTGGGGTTCGATGTTCAGCCCGCCGGAGTCCCTGGACTGAACCTCCCACACGTCCTCCGGGTCGATCTGCCAAAAAGGCAGGCCTCTTCCCTTCCGCCCCTCGAAGAGGCGGATCATGCGCATGGCGTCCGCCCGTTCCAGGAGGAGGGAGGGGCTCAAGATGAGCCTGGGACGGCTCCCACGGAGCTGGTAGACCCTGCCTCGACCGAGGTTGTCCAGGGACCCCTCTCTGGAGAAGGAAGAGTTCAGGGCCTCGATCCAGTTGTGCTCGAGGTCCAGGATGGGAAGGTCCATGAAGGTGTCGAACCCGTCCGGGATCCCCTCCTGTCCTGGCAGCGTGTTGGGCCCGATGATCTCTTGCACCGTCAGGCTGATGTCTGCTACCCTGCCAGTGATGAAGCTGCAATCCGCCAGCATCAGGGGCTCCACGTCCAGGCACGGGAAGATGAGGGCCTTGGATGCCGTGTAGGCATTGGCCAGGGCCGAGCTCAAGACGAGCCGGTCTGAGAGCACGGAGGAGATCTCCGCCCAGTCGAAGGTCCCGTCATCGGCCAGGACCAGGACACGCCCGCCCTCGAAGAATCGCCGGTCCGTGGTCGGCGCGTAGATCGTGGTCCCGCTGGTGTAGTTCTGGGCGAGAGTGATCTGGTCCGGGTAGAGGGGCGCGACCCAGTAGCCGGAGGAGACGTTCTTCAGGTGGACCAGGAGCTTGTGCAGCTTCTCCCTGGAGAGCCCCCTCCAGTTGAAGTCCATGGTCCTGGCCGGGTGCCCGAGGAGGCTCCGGCGTTCCTCCTTGACCGAGTCGGCCGCAGACGTGATCGTCGTCTCGAACGCCGTCTCGACCGAGCAGGCGCTCTCCCAGTTGTGGTGGAGCCCGTAAAGGTTCCATGCAGGGAAAGTGGGATGGGACTCTACGCTCATCTCCGCCTCCCACCGATGAGACCGTTGATGGTCCGGGCGTTGTTCCGAATGAACCGGATCTGCGCGGCCTTCCCTCCAGCCAGGAGCCTGTCCATGTGTTCCTCGTTCGCCACGACCGCCGCCTGGAGGACCCCGGACGGGCCGGCCACGGGCACGGTCTTGCTCTGGGGGATCTCCCCACCGTCAGCATACCCTCCAGAACGGGATCGGGTCGGGGCGCCGCTGGCGACGTTCGTCAGCCCCCGCAGGGCCATGGGGTTGATCAGGCCCTGGTTGATGGCGGCCAGGGTGTCCTCTCCATACTTCCGCACCGAGCCAGCCCGGACCATGAACTCGCCCGGCGTGGCCCAGATGGGGACGGTGTCCGTCGCCGGCAGCCCAGGCGGGCGCCCGCCGGCAGCCAGGCCGATGGGGCGGATCCTGCCGCCTCGAGCAAAGCCTCCGACGGTCGGGGAAGCACCGATGGACATGGTCGGCTTGGCCGGCACGCCCATGAACCCGCTCCCGAAGATGCCGATGGCGGCCTGCATGATCGCCCACTTGATCATCTCGTTCAGGATCAACCGGGAGATGTCCTGCAGGAAGCTGGCGAAGCGCTCCTTGAGCCCCTTATCGTTCGTGGGGTCGAAGGCTGCCACGATGGAGTCGGAGATCAGGCTGGTGAGGCTGGAGAGGAACCCCGTGGTGATGTTCCTCATCACCTCCAGCATCGTGGTGTAGGTTCCAATGAATCCCTCGAAGCCCTTCTCGAAGGCCTCGACATAGCCGTTCATGCCGGGAGGGGGCTCCTTCTTCTCGGTGATCTTCCCTCCCACCCCTCCGCCCGTGAGCTCGGCCTGGGCTGCTTGAACCTCGGCCAGGGCCTTCTTCGCCCTTTCGGCCAGGGTCTCGTAACCTCCCCCAGCGGCTTCCGCGCGAGTGCTGATGTTTTGCAGTCCAGAGATGGCGCTCTTAAAAGACTCCTCGATTCCGGAGGCAAGGCCCTTCAGCTTGGTTTTCAGAGCTTGCTCGCCGTCTTGCTCGAGGATCTTCCCAGTGCCTTCCCAAACACCAGACCAGGCCTTGTCAACTTCTTCCTTGAGCGAACCTAGGTTTTGAATGACCGATACCTTCAGATTGTCTTTCGCAGCAAGCATTGCAGCCGCAGATTTTCCCATCTCGGTCTTGATTGCTTCTCCGAGATTAGAGAAAACTTCAGGTGCCCCTCCTCTTTCCAGATCGTCAATTTGCTTCTCCAACTTCAGCATGTTCATTTGAACTTCTTCGCTTGAAGAGAAAGAAGCCTCAAGGCTCTTGATTGCAGCGTAGCTTTTCAGAGCAGCCAAACGGAGTTGATGGACTAGCCAGACAACTTTATTGATAGCCCCCAAAGCAAGGTTAGCAAAGGTCAAGACCCCCATCTTGAGGGTTTCGAAGGCCAGAATTCCAACCGATGCTGCAATGTTCAAGGACTTAACAATCGCCTGACCAAGGAGCTTTGCTCCCTTCTCCAGCACCAAAAGCAGGGCAGCGAACTGCGTAGAGAAGGAGAACTTGGTTTTGTTGATGTCCTGGGTAACATTGTTGAATGTTACTGCAACGGCGGTAGCGAGGGAAAGGAACCCTGCCATCGGAAGTAGTGTGGCTACGAGTTGCGCATGAATGACTCCGGCGGCGATAGAGATCTTCTGCATCGTCCCAAGCAACGTAGAGGTGACGACGCTAGACGCCGCAAGAAGGGTGCTGACCCCAAACCATAGTGTATAGAGGGTCGCGGCTTGACGAACTGCTCCGCCCGTCGAATCCGCCGTGGCCCCCATCGAGTTCAGGAACTCTCGGGCGAGGGAAGTCATCCGGCCGAAGATCGAGAGGGCCCGACCGATGCCCACGACGATGTCGATCACGAACCTGCCGATGGAGCGGATGGCTCCCGCGATCCCTTCCACCGTGGCGAACGCCGACTCGAAATCCAGGGCCTTGAAGGATGCCGCAGCGTAAACGATCACGTCTCCGATCGCCTTGAAGATCTCCCGCATGACTGCCAGGACGCGGGAGTTGATGCGGACCCCGGTCTCGTCCACCTCGAGGAGAAAGTCCAGGATCTCCCGGAACGTGTTCTTGAGCTGGACGAAGAGTCCTTCCCCTGCCTCTCCCGCAGCGAAGGACAGGGCCGCCCGGACTCGACCGAGGAGGCCCGAGAAGGTCTGGGCGAGCCGGCCCTCCGCCTGTTCGAAGGCCTCGAAGCGCTTGAACAGCTCTTCGGCCAGGGTCCCGGCCTCTTTCCACCTCTTGACGTCCTCGTTCTTGATGCCGAGGACCGTGGCGATGCGGGTGGTCTGGGGGCGGATCGTGCCCTGCAGGAGGGACCGGATCTCTTCCGGCATCTGGGCCTGGGGCATTCCCAAGGTCGTCGCGGCCTGGGAGATGCGGCGGGCCAGGACACGGATCTGGTCCAGGTTTAGGCCTCCCTGGAGGCCCGGGGCCACGGCTACTTGGAAAGCCTGCGCGAGCTCGTCGAAGCTGGCCGAGGTGAGCAGGGTCTCCTTCCGCAAGGCTGCCATCTGCCTCTGGGCCTCTTCCGTGGCCGCGACGAACGCCTGCGCCGGGGAGAGCATCTTCCCGGTGCTGTCCGCGATGTTCGCGGAGGCAGCGATCAGGGAGGCGATGGAGAGCTTTGCGGTTTCCAGGTTCCTGCTGAAGTCGAGGCTGGACTTGACGAGGGCCCTGAACCCTGCAGAGACGGCGCCTGCTCCTGCAAAGAAGAGCAGGGCCGTTCCCATGCGCCTGATCGTGGTGGTGGCTCTGTAGCTCTGGGCGTCCAAGTCCCGGATGTGCCGGGAGGCCGGCTGGATGGTCCTCGGGGTCCTGGCCACGGTGGCCTGCAGCCGGCGGATGGAGCGCTCCATGCGCTCGATCCCCACCAGGTTGGCATCCGAGGTGACCCCAAAGTTCAGGTTCCGGGACGTTACGTCCATGGCTACACTCCCTTGCCGATATCTCGAATGAGCCGGCTCACGTCACTTTCCTTGTGGTCCTCCAGCTCGGCCCTGGTCTCCAGGGCCTGTAGGAAGGATTTGAAGTCCTTCCCTTCCCCGTTCGTGGCGAAGCGCTGATTGATCACGTTCTGATAGTCCCGTCTCGCCAGCTCCCTGTTGATGCTCCCACTGAGGGAATCGAAAGAGATCAGGTCCAGGCCGACGACCCAGTCGATGGGGAGGCCGGCCATGGCTGCCCTTACGACTGCGTCTTGGAGCCCTCGCCAGTAGTCTCGGACACTGTCGTCTTTTCCTCGTCTCCCGCCACGGCGGCCAGCCCCCTTTTCAGCAGGCCTTCCGCCTTTCCCACTAAAGGGCCGAACACCGCTTTGTTCCCCTTGGCGAGCCCGACCAACATGTCCACGAGAGCCGGGAGAGGCAGGTCGTCGACGAAGGCCTTGATCTGGTCCGAAGTCATCTTGTCCCTGCCGGGGACGTCCCTCAGGGAATCCACGAGCATCTTGCCGATGACCAGTGAGTTGTCCCCGTTGAGCAGGGCCTGGATGGCCTCCTCAAGAGCCTTCTCGCGCTCCTTCGTCCGGAGCTCCGCCAGGGACTTGTCGATGGCTTCGGACTGCACTTCCTGCATCTTGCCGTCCTTGTCCAGCCGCGTCTTCTGCGCGCAGTCCGTCTCGTGCTTCTTCAGGATGGTCGAGAGGGCCCGCACCAGAGTTGCGGCGACCCCCTTCACAGCGAAAGCCGTTTTGACCGAGATCGGGTAGAACTTCAAGACCTTGTCCTGCACCTTGTGTTCCACACCTTCGGGGGAAATGAAAGAGAACTCGTCTTTCCAAGCCATTTTTCATACCTCAGTTTTCAAGGACCGCCGGCCCGGGAGCCAATCCCGGGCCGGCATGGAAACTCCCCGACCCAGGACTACTGGTTCGGGTTGGTCACGATCGTCAGCATCGGGCTCGAGGGATCCGCCGTGGCGTTCTCCTCGAGGGTCCCGGTGAGGGGCAGGGTCGCCCACTCGTCGGTGATGAGGGGCAGATCGCCCTCCGCCGAGAGGCGCACCTGGTG